GATTCTCCGGAGTGACTGGAGTTCAGACGTGTGCTCTTCCGATCTAATGTGGGCAGTCGGGTATTCGGCTTTGATATTCCGAATCTGACGGTCAATGCTTTGTTTTGCAGTGGAAATTCTGCAATAGCCATAAATACTCATAGTTCTTCTTTCTGTATCAAAAATGCCGAACGTCATTTTAGCGTTATCAATCTGCTAAGATAAAGCGTCCAATCTCGCTATAATTGATACTTTTCTGTACCCACAGCATTTTTAATACCTTTCCAGAGCAAGCCTTATGTCATTCCTCGTAAATTTTTGTAAGCTCATCTCGTTGACGAACGGTTCACACCGTCCGTCTCCTACGCTGGCTTTCAAAAATTTATTCGTCATGACACAGCTTGCTCTTATCCCTGCTTCCCGTATGTCTTTATAAATTCTTCCACCGTCACACAAGGCTTTTGATTTTTCTCTGCTCCTCCAAACGGATCATAGTTCCAGTCGCTTTCTTCATCGATGTATCGCCGTCCATCATCTGGCAACTCCAATGGCTCTGCAAGAATAATCGTTCCCCAATGATTGACCACGATAAATGGTGCAATCTCACAGGGAATCCCCCGACAGTTATCATCATGCCGCACATCGTAGGCATATAAACCATCCGGGACAGTATCCCTTTTGATACGGAAGCTGGTGAATAATGCAGACTTTCCGCAGACAGTGATTTCTTCATAGTGTTCTGTCATCGCGTTGCAAGACATATAAATTTTCTCCTTTATGCCGCATTAAATCGGGTAGCCTTATAGCAGTCCGCGCACATTCCATCATGGGTGTTGGCAAACTCTGCCGCCTGCATGATGGAGCCATCCTTCAACTTGACCCGCTTAATGGGCTGGTTGCAGCGAACACAGATGCAGGGCATGGGCGGCTTTTCCTGTTTCTGGCTGGTGGATTTCGGCTTCGGCTGCTTTTTCGGTTCTGCATCCGACTGCGGTGCAGCATCTTCCGGCAAATCCTCCCCTGCATAGACATACAGGCCCAGACCAAACATGGCAAGGTTCTTTACCAGACACCGCATGATGGCCTTATTCACATCAAACATGGATGCGGCTTCTACGGTGCGTTCTTCCATGCCAACTTTCTCACGGCGGCGCATTTGCGGGTTGTACTCCCATTTCGGGGTGGTATAGGTGTAAGGTGTGGCTTTCATCGCTTTATTTGCACCATCCAGTACAGGAAGCCACATTTCGTGCGAAATGCCCTCAATCGTGACTGAGGTATACACCATGAAGCCGGTTATGGGGTCATAAACATAGGGCAGGCCGTTGAATTTCTTGACTTCATAACTGGCAGCGGGATACAGCTTCTTCACCTCAGCCCAAGCATACGCCCAGCTTACATATTTCAACTCTGTATTGCCAGTTTTTTTGACTTCCAGATGATCTTTGAAGTCGATTCCGAATAATTTCTCAAATGGATTTTCCGTGGCCATAATCAAACCTCCAAGAAAAAAGGCGGCAGAGAAGTTACTCCCTGCCGCCGCATACAAAATTTATGCCGCATGAATAATGGTAAATCTGCGACTGCTCACGTTCTTACTGTACCGATTGAAAATATCGGGCTGTTCTTTCTTCAAGCGCTGGGAATCCACACGGTTACTTTCAGAAGATACCCACGACACCTTATAACCCGGTGCTGTGCCATAAGCAGCATCCTGCATTTTCAGCTTCACCTGTTGCTCAATAGCAGTCTTTTCCTGCTCCAGCTGTTCAATCTGATCAGAAAGTTCCTGCCGCTTATCCAGCAGGCCACGGACTGGGTTCAGATCAGCCGTTTTGCTTTTATCATCGTCAGAATACATCTGGTTGATCTGCTGCGTATCACCCTCGCTTCCGGTAGGTGCGGGTGGAATTTCGGGCATCACATTGTACTTCCAGAAGTGCTCTTCTTTGGCAATAAGGTTGTCCAGAAGCTCTGGATCAGTCGTAATTTTGTGAATCACCAGCGCTTTCCCAAAAATTAGAGCAGCAATGTACCAGCAGTCAAAACCGCTGACAGCCAGATAGTGATTGACCTGAGCCATGTAATGTGCAGGGATTTTGCCATCAGCCCACTTATCCGCAGAAAACGGTGAAACCGTTTTGCACTCCAATCCTGCTTTCTGACCAACGATCAGACGGTCAAAGTCTGCCAGAAGCAGCGGATGTTCCTCGCTCTGGTAGATAGCGTTTGCACGGCGCACCTTAAAGCCCGTTTCTTCGGAGAACCGCTGCGCCACATAATCCTCCAAGTCACGACCCTGCCGCATGGCTTCGTTATCGATATTTTCAATGGTATCGCTGATTTTGTCGTGGTACACCTGAAATGCGGAGCGATAGGGATTCAGGCCAAGGATAGCCCCGGCATCCGTGCCGGTAATGCCGCATTTGCGGTAACGGAGCCAATCTTCTTTGGGTAAATTCAATGTAGATACAAGTCTTTTCATGCAATGTTCAGCCTTTCTTTCATCTGTTCGTCTGCGATAGAGAAATCATATTCCACCAAGTCTTTGATAATGGTGGAAAACTCATCCACCAAGGTGCGGTCATCATCCAGCCACAGGGTATACAGGAAATCCAGAATATTCCGCTGTACCCGGAGATGGTTCCAGAAACGCTCGTCCATCTGCTTTTCGGTATCCAGCGTAATCAAGGCACTGACAATGGTTCTTTTCATCGTGATCTCGTATGCCGTGGTGCAAGTCGGCTTCGGGAAATCGGCTTCAATGCTGTTCAGGAACTCAGAAAATTCCCGGACAGCCCGGTTGCTTACATCGTTCATACGTCCTCCTTTATGCTGCTGCCAGCACCATTTTGTAGGCTTTATCAATCATCGGATTTCCCTCTGCCGTGCGCAGGAACAGATTTTCGTTGTAGTTGCGAGTTTTACGGATGGGGTCTGCATGGGTGGCAAAATCTGAAACAGCGTTCACAAACCGCCAGCCGTTCTTGCCAACCCATTCCAGATCAGGTGCATTGTAGTAGCGAGCCTTCAGATCTTCCTTCAAGCGCAGGTTGTTCTTCCGTTGGCCATCGGTCAGATCTTCGGCGACAGGGAAAAACTCATTGATGAACTCCTGCACCTTGCGGTCAGACAGCTTGATGGTGGTCAGCTCATGGATGCCTTTGCCCAGTTCTGTCATATAACCGTTAGCAAGCTGCAAGGTTTCACGGGCATCCTGCACCCGGAGCAGAACATTTTCGGTGTGGCGGGCAGTCCAGATGCGCTTTGCAGTACCCAGAGCCAGATTCAGGGTGTTCTGGCAGACCACACGAACCGGGGTCATGGCAACTTTTACACCAGAGCTGCCATCGTGACTGTTGAAGAACACAAGATATGGGGTCACTTCGTCTCCGGCGATGATGTACTTCTCCGGCAGCTTTGCCAGCATCCAGACCTTTTTGCCGCCCTGCAAAGAACCGGCAGTTTCGTAAGTGACACCCTCACCCAGCAGGTCATCGGTGAACTGGAATGCTTCTTCGTTCTGCACAATGCGGTAGCGGTCAGATACGACACTAAGCACAGCATCATCGGTGCTGCGGACATTTGCGCGATAGCCGGGAATCATAGCACCCGTGCCGGAATAGATATTGCGGCTCTCCACCTGCCAATCCAGACCAGCCAGCTCCAAGGCTTCACGGCTTGCAGGGGCATCCATCACGATACGGCCAAGGCCATGCCAAGGAGTTTCACGAACAGAGAACATGGTTTCAACGTTTGCGGACATAATCTTTACCTCCAAAATTTTATTTCTGATTGATATCCTTACTTCTTTTCGATCTGATGTGCTGTCCAGACAATGATCTTTGCAGCACCCTTTCCAACTGCTTTCACCACCTCCACCAACACTTTTTCCAAAATTTCAGTCATTGATTTTTCCTCCGTTTTTCTGTAAAAAGTAAAGACCTGTAAGCTTCAGAATTTGCTTACAGGTCTTTCTATCCAAGATTATAATATATAATTATATCTGAATCAGATACGCTTAGCTTGTGCCAAGTGTGTCAGATGTGTCAGTGTTTCTATAAATCAGCCTTATATTTTCGTGTTTTCTGGGTGTTCTAGGGGTGAAAATATAAGTATATACGGGGTTTCTTTTGAAAATTCCTGACACAACCGGCACAGCTGACACACCCTCTTACCTTTGAATCTTCGACTGGATGCCCACAACTACTGTGAGATCATGCCACTCATTTTTACGGATTCCCTGATTTCGGGATGCTTTGAATGCCTTTGCTTCCTCAAACGAAATCGAAAAGCGAGCCATTTCTATAAAGCCGTCCATTGTATACGCAGCAGTATTTCTCCCCTGCAACTCTGACAATTGGAAATCAAGCACCCAGCGAAACTCTTCATTCGTCATCGGCGTGATCTGTGCCACACAGCTGTTGATAAGCTCCCGGTTGACATCGTTTTCCGATGCCCGCTGCCACTCGTCCAACTTCTGCGAAATCAGGTTCATGTCCAGTGCTCCGCTGCGTTCATCCTCCTGTTCTACGCTCTCATACTGGGTCTGCAATTCTGCGATCTGCTCGTCCAACCCCTTGCGGCGCTCCACAAGTTCCTGTTTGGTGATGACGCCATCCGCGCACAGGTCGATGTACTTAGCCAGCC